GCCTACGCGGCGAACGGCTACGTTTAAGGTCCAGCTCGACCAGAACGACCATCATTCCTGATGGTCCTGTAAAGTATTAACAGACGGCCAAGTCGTCTCGACACCCGCAACCCTAAAGTGCGGGGAACGGTACGCGAGTATTGTTCGTATGGGAGGAATGTACGATGACTCCAGGATGCTTTTTGGCATTTTGAGAGTGACCGTCTTCTTCGAACGCGAAATATCACGCACCCAGCGATGCTTCCTAAGAAATCTGGAAAGCATGCTGTCGAGATGTGAGTCGAGATCCTCATGAACTGTGAGTGGCCCTATATCATTAGATCGTTCAAAGGCTGAAACTGCCTGAACGTCTTTGATGGCCAATTCAACACTTCGCGGTAACTCCTTACGCGCACTCAAGTATGAAAACTTGAATTGCTCGAAAGGGTTCCGCATGAGGAATCCCGCAAGCCGCCTCTGTGCGACGGATGATTCGACAGGTTTGTCCAAGTAGTTCTTCAATCCACGTCCACCAAGGGACTTTGGAAAGAACCAGTTTGGTGTGAAGTCTGGAAGACCCTTGACTTTGATGGTAACGAGTTCAGAACGAAAACGTTTCCGGAAGTTGAGGATCAATTCCAAACCAGATTCAGGGCGGATGGGGAGTAATAACTTCTCCTCCACCCCCGACATAGTGTCGACACTAACTGATGGAGATGATTTAACACGATGTCCAATCGACAAGGCGGTACGGAGATATTGAATCTCTGTGCCATCCTTGGTGAACATCACGTTATTGATCATGGCAATATGCGAGGAGAGATAATTCTTTCCAAGTGAAAGTTGAAGATTCAACTCACTAGCGTACGCCTTCCATTTCTTGTACAACTCAATCTGTTGTGAGATGTCCATCGGCCAACCCCGCACCATACATGGAATTTCGAAGAAAATGTCATCCCCATTAATGAGGGCGACAATATCATCGATACCAAGACCAATTTGATCAAAGGTCCGTATTAGCGTGGAGAGATTGGCGATGCACAAATAGACAAAGGAGAGGGGATTACCCATCAATTGTCCATTTTTCATCTCAACAGAATCACCGTCGGGGTACTCTATTGTTGCCGGCCTGAGGCACCAGTCCATCCATTTTACCATATGCACCGGAAGACCAACTACGTTGGCTTTGATGCGGTTATGAATGACTTGTGTTGACTCAGCGGCTAACAAGTCGGTGGTAGCTTCATAGTCACCACTAACAAAGAGCCCCCCATCACTCGATGTAACCGATTGACGGAATCGGTCAACCCACGAGGCGTGCATAGTGGATAGCTTAAAGTCTTTCCAGACCCCGAGCATCCATTGTTGCACTGGCCGAACAGCAGTGTAAAGCGATTCAGGTCCAGCTGTGATCACTCGGAACTTACCAGGCTCAGGAAGAGACTGATAACGAACCGAATGCTGGCCCTGAGCTCTCATGATGTCGCGAAGAGATGTGGATTCGTAGCGGTACGCAGTATCGCATAAAATATCACAATTCCTCACGCCCTCAGACATGAGCTTAAAAGCTAAACATTGCGTCTCATCAAACACACGAGCTCGATCACGAAGGCCCAATACGGGACTTATTTCGTAGTCGACTTCAGTGAGCTCGATACCTGTCAACCCATTAGGGAAGAGGCTAAGAGGCACGTTAAGAGAATATTTCTCAAACGCACCACCCCAAGCCCGACTGACAGTGAGACCGGCACTTCTTGTGGGAAGTGGATTACCAGGAACGTACTTTATCCCTTTCTTGAATACGAGATCGGTGGCCATTTCTAGCCATCTCTTGCTTTCACGGGACAAAGGAGGGAGGGCTGTGCCCAACCTACGCTTATGGTCTTCCATGGATTTCTTCTCCTTCATTTCCGAAAGCTGGAACCAGAGTCTTTTCGACTCCAGCAAGCTCCGAATGAAGGTGAGACTAACTTTATCACCGTTGCGACCTCTCAATACGAGGAGTCGACAATAACGATTAAGTGATCCACGGAAAATTTCCACTACACCGCTGCTACGTTCTGACAACGGAGCAGTACGGATGAGCATATCCGCAAAATAGGCTTTGAGATTACTCTCAAGCTTATCTTGACAATGCCAACCGACAGCTTTGATCATAAAGCCACGAAAAGAGATCAGACCAGATCGATCGAATTTCCTTTGTCGGAATACATCCATAGTTGATGACACAGAGAGGATTAGGCGAACAAGCCGAAGTAAGCTGTTAAAAGCAGCGAGCTTCGTGGGTTCGTCCTCTTTGGGCCGGGCGACGAGACAATCAGTCTCGTCGCCAATGCGGAAGCGTTCTCCAATGAACGCCTCCGCGGTTGAGTTCTCGTCTGACAAATGACGAGACCAGTGTTCTAAGCTGGGATTCCACTTCTTCGGAATCAAATTCAACCAAACATCAACCATATTGGAAGTTAATGAATGATTAGAGCCGTGCTCCACAGGGTCCATTTGGAACTCTCGCAAAGTGCTCGCGAGCTGCCTTGTTGTCACAAGACAACTGAGTCGACCAGACTCAGGTAGCAATAAGTCATGAAAAGTTTGTTTCCCCACTCGACTTGCACGAGGATCCGGATTTCGGTCCGGTCCCGTCAGGTCTT